TTTTTGTTTTTTTTTTTTTTTTTTTTCTGAATACTTCTCTTCTGAATACTTCTCTTCTGTCATATACATGTTGTAGGCCGCGTTGTATGCGGCATTATACATTTTTTTGTCGATATTCATATTAATTATTGCATTATTTGCCTCTTTAAATGCCTTTCTAACTGCTTGATCATAATTATAAAATCTGATTAACCCAAAATTAAAATCATTTTTATCTAAATCATTTAACACAGAATTTACCGCTGCATATATGATTGCAACTATAGTTGCCTTTCTTTTTACAGTTTCATCTCGTTTTTCGCCATTTTCATATAATTCTTTGGCGGTTTTTTTGTATTCATTTACAGTTTCATTGTATAAATTGCTGAAACTTGGATTTTCATCACGACTCATGGATTTTTGGGGATAACAAATTCTTTTTCTATTACTAAAATAAATTAATAAGTTTAAGTCAATCTTGTTTGTTTTAAATACATTTTTCACTATCTTGTCACCCTCTCTAATGACTTTTGTGTCTGGAATCAAACCCACGCCGTCTACATAATTAGTTATTTTTGCGCTTCCTGCATATAAAAATATATTACCAAAATTGTTGTCAGTCCAATGTTTATGTTTAGGAGACGACATAATTTCTATGCATCTATTTATATAACAATTGTAAAAATTAAATGTTCCAAATTTGCGCAATTTAATATTTGGCGAAAAATTAATGCGTTTAAGATTTTTACACCCACTAAAGACACCAACCCCAATATTTCTAACTGTTTCAGGAATACTAATTTCCTCCACCAAAGTATTATAAAATGCATAGTCTCCAATATTAGCAACACCGTAAGGAACTGTAAATTGTGTTGTTAATTTGGTACCTTCGTGCAGAGATATGTACCGCAACAACGTTGACTTATCTTTATTAAATATTGCGTTATTTTCAGAAGAAAAATGTTTATTTCGTTTGTCAACTTTTACAACGCCATAAAAAGAATCAAACGCAGTTTCACTAATAATATTTACGCTCTTTGAAATTATTATTTTTGTTGGAATTTCTTTAAAAATACCAAAACCGCGGATATGCCTACCGTACTTTTTAACTTCATTTATATTCTGGGTAGCTCTACATTCGTCTTCAAATTTGTATTTCTTTGCATTTGATAAATTTTTAAACAAATAACTAGATAATTTATTTAGATGTTTAGGGGTTTTTAAAGTTAAATTTCCACTAATACATAAAAGATCAAGAGCAGAATCTCCAATACTTCTTAAATTGGGTGGCATCTCAATAATTGATTTAAAGTATCCGCCGATTATCTCTTCAGTTCTTGGAAATGCAAAACTACCAAACCTTGTAATATGATCCCACAATAATTTACCTGGATGATTTGGTACTTCTAAATTATTTCCCCCAATAAATTCTTTTCTTTTTTTATTAAACAACAAAGGTACCCCTTTTAATAATTTGGTATAATCTTTGCTAAAAAGCATTCCGTTTAATGAAGCAAATTTAGTATTTTCTTCACTAACATGAAAATAAACGTTTGGACATCTTTTGAATGCTGTATCATAAATTTTATTTACATTCTTACCGATATAAACGTCTTTTAGATTTTCGCAATTGTAAAAGGCAAATGGTGAAATTCTTAATAGAGTATCTGGAAACCTAATAGAATGTATGTATTTATTATTATTAAAGTTACTTCTAACTACACAATATTTTCCCAAAAGAGTTAAATTGAATGGTCTCTTAGGAAATTTTGGAAGATAATATTCTGGGTCTTTACCAACAGTAAACGTAATGTTTTCAACAGAATCATTCGCAGAAATTGTTGCAAGAGAATCATTTGCAGAGATCGTTTCAACAGAATCATTTGCAGAAATTGTTGCAAGAGAATCATTTACAGACATTGGTGCAAGAGAATCATTTGCAGACATTGTTGCAAGAGAATCATTCGCGGAAATTGTTGCAACAGACGGCATTAGCTGTTGTTTATTTAATTTGGCCATTCTATAACTTTGAATCCATTTAACTAATGCATTTCTTTGCACGTTTAAAACTCCTTCTTTGGAATTAATTAAATCGCGCATTTGAGCAGATGAAACTAAAACGTGGTTTGACATAGTATTAATATAGTATAATAAAATATAATATAAGTATAATTATTATATTATACGTTGGAGGCGCAGCAAGACTCGCACTTGCTGTATGTTTGAATTGTCCCGCAATCTCAATATTGCACATGCAAGCGGCCACCGACTTCCCTCGGTGGAAAATTCTAAATTTCCGGATTTTAACCGGTGGTGGACGTCCACCATTAAACACGAACTCCTACAATTTAACCTGACAATCGGATATTGCGGCGCTCCGGCAATACTGCCTTGGCATTGCTGTGTATCGGTTTAAAAAATTTCACAACTCTTCACACGCTATCCCGGAGGATAGACTAACCACTATGGGCGCCCCATTTATCTTTACTGAAAAATAAATAGGACGTATAGTATTTAAAATTTTATATTATTAGGCGAGGTAGAATAGAATTTCTCATAGCGCGACCATTTTTTGATAATGGAATTGAACCAGCGCCTTTTCATATTTACAAAAAATATCCCCCCACTTATCTTTCAAAAAAAGATAAATGTGGGGAGAGAGGATTCGAACCTCTGACTTCCGCTTTTTTAAGCGGTACTCTAACCCAACTGTTACTCCCCCATTTATTTTTCAATAAAGATAAATGGGGGCTAACATATTACTCTGAAAAGAAAAAAATTTTAAATATATCACGTCTTTCATGCAAAGAACCCCACTTATCTTTCAAAAAAAGATAAATGGGAGAACGGCTTCGACCCGCTGACTTCCGCTTAAAAAAACGGTACTCTTCCAAGACTGAGTTACTCCCCCATATTACTCAAAGAAAAAAAATTTAAAATAATTCTTTAATTAAAAGTTTCCTTAATTTTATTTTTTCCTTAATTTTATTCCTTAATATTTTCCCTAATTCAACCCTTTAAAAATTTTATAATATTGGCAATCACAGTTTTATTAATTCTGCGCGACTGTCCCTTGGCATTTGTGTAGCTAATGTCCTTTAAACAAGTTTCCGATTCGTTAATTTTTGCCACTAAATTTTGAATCGTCTTAAATTCCTTCATAACCGCAATTGCGCTTGTAGAACTAATTCCTGGAATTTGACACAACATAATCTCGCCAATATTTTCAGGAGTAATATTCTCCTTCTTCACCTTTTTAATAACATTGCAATAAGAATCTTCTTTCTCTGGTTGTTCTAAGGCATTTGTGGTTGGTTGTTCTTCATTTGCGAGAGAAAAAGCATTGGTATTTGCATTTGAATAATACCCTTGTTTATCGGCGGATTTATTCAACTTATAAGCCATATTGCAAATCATCAGAGCTGACTCTTCTGTATTCATGCTTCGCAAAACCGAAAACCCCTTGTAATAATTGAGAGAAAACATGGCAGAATATAAAGTAGTTTTATCCACCCGGTCTTTAAATGAATTAAACGAGTTAGCGCTACTTCTCGTTAGATCTCCCTCAATTAAATACATAATATTGTGATTGTGATGAGGAAGACCATTTAATCTATAACTTTGCTCTTCGTAACGTCCGTCTTTTATGCTAGACGATAAGTCTCCTAAACTTTTTCTCTCAATAATAATATTCTCTGAACCATCTTTGCATAAGATGACATCGCCAAGAGGAAGTGCTTCAACTACAATTTTCAATTCTTTGTAAATGGGACCAGTCTCTATAAAATGTTTGCACAAACGTAGCAGCTCGTGTTCGCGATTATCAATTTTAATAATCATTTAATAACTAAAGCGTTAAGTTATTAAATGATTTTATTACAATATATATTTTTATTACATCATAGGATTGCTGTAATATCCGTTTCTCTTGTATTGCACAGGGTTTCTCGTTGTATTGGTTAACGAGAATAATAACGTGGGTTGTCTCTGAGGGATTCTGTAAGTGTAATGGTTACCGATGTTAAAAACGCTCATATAAGGTGAACCTGTCCACAAACCGGCTTTTTTGTTACCACCGCATGAACCACCACTTTCACAGGTTCTGGCGGCAGTGGTGTTAGTAGTGGGGCGAGAGGGTGTTTGCATTCCTACCATTTATATATACCCTAAATATTTTATTTTTTTATTTGATTGGGGAAAATAATATTTATCTAAATGGTTTAAATATATCGCATTAATAATTAATTATGGAAGACAAACCCCTTGAAAAGAACATTCTTCATGACGATGATATTGTAAGTGGAGAAGATGGGCTAATTTTTAACCCATATAATCCCCTAAATGTGGAGATTACATTGAATGATGTTCAATCTATTCTCACTAAATATGGTGTACCTGGAATGGTAAACAATATTGACTTGTATAAAAGAGCCTTTGTTCACCGATCGTATACTAAGCGACCTCATTTGGAAAATCTAGCGCAGAATATTACTATTGTTGAGCGTCCTCCTGATTGCATGACTTTGAAAACAAAGTCCAATGAACGGCTAGAATTTTTGGGTGATGGTGTTCTTGAGCTTATTACAAAATATTATTTGTATAGAAGATTTCCTAAAGAAAATGAAGGGTTTATGACTGAAAAGAAAATTGCTATTGTTAAAAACGAGGCTATTGGAAAAATTGCCATGGAAATGCATATAAATAAATGGCTAATTTTGTCAAAACATGCAGAGGAAAAAAAAATTAGAACAAATCTAAAGAAGCTTGGGTGTCTTTTTGAGTCGTTTTTAGGAGCTTTGTTTCTAGATTTCAATAAGATATCCGTAAAGGATGAAGAAGGATGGTTTCAAGACATATTTGTTACTGGACCCGGCTTTCAAATCGCGCAAAAGTTTGTAGAAAACATTTTTGAAAAGCACATAGACTGGATTGCGCTTATTCAAAATGATGACAACTATAAAAATATACTACAAGTTAAAATCCAAAAAGAATTCAAGGTCACTCCACACTATTTAGAGATTGATCACGACGTTGAAAATGGCTACAAAATGGGTGTATATTTGTGCATTGGTCAGCCTATACACGCGGTAAGCATACACAATGCAACACATATTGACCACGTAAAGACCTTCAAAGAAATTCAAGAATGGATTGCCAAACTTGGGAAGGTGTTAATTTTTCTAGGTGAAGGACAACACAAAATCAAGCGAAAGGCTGAACAAATTGCTTGCAGCGAAGCCTTGCAAAAAATTAACGCTTATTCCGCATAAAGTTTTATATATTCACTTTATATAAGCGATGAATCCTTTAGAATCATTAAAAGTAAAATTAAGAATAAAACCAGTTGTAGAAGAGCACGAAAAAGTCGCCGTCGTTGTTCCTCTTCCAACTGCTCCAGAAAAGGTTAAAATAAGTAAGGTAACTATAGTTGATGAACGTGGAACTGACACGGGTTTTAACAGAGAAACATTATTTAACAAATTACAAGAACGCAAATTAAATAAAACCGTTGTAAAACCAACTGTAAAATTAACTGCAGTTCAGGAAGAGCAAGAAAAAGAAGAGCCTCAAAAGAAAAAGGCAAAGAAAATTACTAAAAAGATATTATTTCGGTTGCAGGAAGAAGGCATGCCTATTGTTCAAGGTCAGGAAGAAGGAGAAGAGAAAGAAGGAGAAGAAAAAGAAGACCAAGGTGAGAAAGAAAAAGTAATTGAAGAAAAAGAGCAAGGCCCAAAAAAACGTCGTACCAAACGCCCCACAAAAGGGGTGATTCTTGTACCTCCTGAAGAATGGGTTGATATTGACAAAGTTGAGACCATATCTCGTCTGCCTCCCAAAAAACCTCACGTGAACATTAAAGTTTCCAGTTATTTCATGAATAATAGGGAGAAATTTGTTAACTTTATTAACTCCATGTTTAGCACGTATCGCGATGAAGTGATGGACGAAACCTCTGACATATCCTGCGATAATATTGGTCAAAGTTCGTCAGGAGAATTTTCTCTCTTGACTCACCAAAAATTAGTTAGAGATTACTTGAATTTGTACACGCCTTATCGTGGGCTTTTACTTTTCCATGGATTGGGTGCCGGAAAAACATTATCATCTATTGCAATTGCAGAGGGTTTCAAGAGTAATAAAAAGGTTATTGTGATGACTCCTGCGTCTTTGAGAAGAAACTATATGGAAGAATTGAAAAAATACGGCGAACCAATTTATAAGAAGAATCAGTTTTGGCAGTGGATTTCAACGAGAGATCATCCTGAAGCCATTGATACTTTGTCAAGTGTGCTCAACTTGTCTGTTGAATATATTAACAGAAAAAAGGGAGCGTGGTTAATAAACACTACAAAACCCAGCAACTATGACTCTTTGGAACCAGCAGAAATTAAAAGTTTAGACGACCAACTTGATGAAATGATTCAGTATAAATACAAGTTTATTAATTACAATGGTTTGCGCCGAGACAAATTGAAAGACATGACAAATAACTTTGAAACAAATATATTTGACGAGTCGGTTATTATCATTGATGAAGCACACAACTTTATTAGTAGAATTGTAAATAAGATTGCAAAGGAAAAGGAAATTCCTGTAGATAGAACTGGAAAAAAAGAACGAGTTCCCTACTCATTGGCACTCATTTTATACGAGTTATTGTTAAGCGCTAAAAATGCGAGGGTTGTTTTATTATCTGGAACGCCAATTATTAACTATCCCAACGAAATTGGAATACTTTTCAACATTTTGCGCGGTTATATAAAGACTTGGGAAATACCACTTGATGTCCGTTCCGGACAATCTATTGGCAAAGAGAAGTTACAGGAAATATTCGCGAGAGAAAAAGTATTAGATTATTTGGACTATTCCAAAGATAAAGTAGTAACAATTACAAGAAATCCTTTTGGATTTGAAAATAAAGTAAAAGAAGATACTGGTTATCAAGGAGTCACTAACAAAAAGAAGGAGTATAAAGATGATAAAGGCAAAGTGCACATTGAAGAACGTGGAACTATTAGCGACGCCGATTTTGAACGCAGAGTTATTAGTATTTTGGAAAACGCTGGAGTCAGCGCAAATACTGCAGGAATTAAAATTAATTATCAAAAAGCTCTTCCAGACAAATTTGACGATTTTGTTGATATGTTTATTAAAGCCGATTCTGGAGAAACCAAAAATATGGAATTGTTCAAGCGTCGCATTATTGGTTTAACGTCTTATTTCAGAAGCGCACAAGAGTCTCTTATGCCTAGATATGAAAAGCTTACTGATTTTCACGTCATTAAAATACCAATGAGCGATTATCAATTCACTATTTACGAAGCAGCTCGCGCTCAAGAGAGAAAACAAGAAAAGAATTCTAAGAAAAAGAAGGGAGCGATGGATGAAAATGGAATTTACAAAGATCCCACTTCAACATATCGCATTTTCTCCCGTTTATACTGTAACTTTGTTATGCCTAAACCTCCGGGACGCCCTCTTCCAAAAGAAGAACGCGAAGAGGCCACTCAATTAGAAAATGTTTATGAAGAAGCTTTAAAAGAAACTTCCAAGAAAGGAACCAATGATTTGGAGGGAGACGCGTGGGATGGCGAAATAGAAGGCGACGAAGCCATTGAAAAATTAGCCGACACAACTTATCCGGCGCGCATTAAACGCGCGATTGAATTTTTGAAAGAACATGAAGACACCGTGTTATCTCCAGAAGGTCTGCAAAAATACAGTCCAAAATATTTGAACATACTAGAGAATATTCAAGATCCCGAGCATCGCGGTTTACATTTGGTTTACAGCCAGTTTAGAACTCTTGAAGGTATTGGAATCTTTAAAATGGTTCTAGAAGCCAATGGTTTTGCTCAGTTTAAAATCAAAAAGGATGCAGGCGGCGTCTGGAATTTGGACATTAGCGAAGAAGACAGAGGAAAACCAATGTTTGCTTTATATACTGGAACAGAGTCAGCTGAGGAAAAAGAAATTATTCGCAATATTTATAATAGCGATTGGGACGTAAAATCACCCATTACAGCCGAGCTAAAAGAGATTGCCCACAATAATCACATGGGTGAAATTATTAAAATATTAATGATTACTGCATCTGGATCAGAAGGTATTAACTTGAGAAGCACTCGTTATGTGCATATTATGGAACCATATTGGCATCCCACTCGTGTTGATCAAGTTGTGGGTAGAGCGCGCCGCATTTGCAGTCATAAAAATTTACCTGACGCACTTCAAACTGTAGAAGTGTTTTTATATTTGATGACGTTTACAAAAAAGCAAATTGATAGCGGCGAATCCATAGAGTTGAAAAGAATGGATAAGAGCAAACGAGC